AGGTCTTGAAGAAGTACCCCTTCCAAGAGACTGAGGCCACGCGTTACGGCAATCAGGTGCATGAAGCTATTGAACACTACATCAGAGATCAAAAGCCTATACCGCCTGAGTACGAGCAGTTTCAGCCTGTGGTGGACGCCATGCTCAAGAAGCCCGGAAGAAAGTTAGCAGAGTATGAGATGGCGCTACGCGCTGACCTTACGCCTACTAACTGGAAAGCACCTGATGTTTGGGTGCGGGGCATCGCTGACATTCTGATCGTTGACGATGAGAACCTTACGGCATGGGTGGGAGACTGGAAGACCGGCAACAACAAGTACCCCGACAGGGATCAGCTTGTGCTTATGTCGCTCATGGTGTTCCAGCACTTCCCACACATACGTAAGGTTAACTCAGCGTTGCTGTTCATTGTGAAAAATGATATGGTCAAGATGCAGATGACACGCGATCAATCTGAAGCCTTCTGGTGGAAGTACCGTGAGCGTACTGCGCGTCTTGAAGCATGCTTCGAGAACGAGGTATGGAACCCCAATCAAACCCCACTTTGCGGATGGTGTCAGGTCACCGGATGCGAGTTCAACCCTAAGCATTAAGGATTTTTATGTCGCTTTTACAACCAGACGATATTCACCCCTCATACCCAGACACTTGCCACGTTTGCGGTAAACCTTTACGCGCTTGCGATAGCACTGTTGTGCATGATGGGTGGGTTCGTCCAACACATGATGATGTTTCTATTAGCGGCTCTATTGGTCTGCACATAGAGTGCGCTACGATTTTGTCAATGCGATTGATCGCAGACGTAATGGAGCACAAAGGCGGCGAGCATGAGCATCGTGTAGTGTACAGCCTGCGCAACGCGTGCGACGCAAAGTTAAGGGAGTTCTAATCATGGCCACAAGAAACTATTCGTCAGAGTACGCTAACTACCAAGGCAAGCCCGATCAGATCAAGAAGCGAGCAGAGCGCGTTAAGGCTCGTCGCATGATGGAGAAGACAGGGTCAGCCACCAAGGGTGACGGCAAAGATGTGGATCACATCAAGCCCATGCGCTCAGGTGGCACGTCAGCCAAAGGTAACTTGCGTATGCGTAGCAAATCTGCCAACAGAGCAGACAATAAATAATCCTCGGAGAAGCAATGGAAATTGTAGAAGACAGAGCACTTATCTTACGAACAAGGAACCCGCACAAATACTCAATCATCCCTAAGAGCAAAGCCATGCTTCGTGCAGACGGAGGCTACGACGTTGCTGTGTACTGGGGTCTTGATGAAGCGCGGGTCTTGCGTAACCTAGGTGTGAAAGATGTGCCCTCGCCGATCATTAGGCGCTACGACTGGCCGGGGCGTTACACGCCTATGGCTCACCAGATCGAGACATCAGCGTTCTTGACGATGTACAGGAGAGCATTCGTGTTCTCCGAACCCGGCACTGGCAAGACGCTATCTGCTCTATGGGCGGCTGACTACTTGATGAAGCTCAAGAAGGTGCGTAGGGTTCTGATCCTGTGCCCCTTGTCCATCATGCACAGCGCATGGATGGGCGACATCAACAACAGCATCATTCATCGCTCTGCCGTTATCGCGCACCATGCTCAGGCTAGTCGGCGCATCGAGATGATTCAGCGAGATTACGAGATTGTCATTACCAACTACGAAGGTCTTAATCTGATCGCTGATGAGGTGCGTAACGATGGCCGCTTTGACCTTGTGATTGTTGACGAAGCCAACGCATACAAGACACCCACGACACGCAGATGGAAGTCGCTTAACTCGATCCTTACGCCAACCACATACCTGTGGATGATGACGGGCACACCAGCCTCTCAGTCACCTGTGGATGCGTACGGCTTGGCTAAGTTGGTTAACCCTGATGGCGTGCCTAAGTTCTTTACTGCGTGGCGAGACAAGGTGATGAACAAAATCACGCTGTTCAAGTGGGCGCCAAAGCATGATGCCAAGGACAAGGTACACGAGGCTCTACAGCCGGCGATACGTTACACCAAAGCACAGTGCCTTGACTTACCGCCTGTCATTACCATGACGCGTGAGGTTGCGCTGACACCACAGCAAGCCAAGTACTACAACATGCTCAAAGAACGCATGCTTGTGCTAGCCGCAGGGGAGACCATCACGGCAGTCAATGCCGCCGCTGGTGTGAGTAAGCTGTTGCAGATCAGTTGTGGTGCGGCCTACACAGACGACAAGGAAGTTGTTGAGTTTGACTCAGCGCCTCGGTTGGCTGTACTGGAGGAGATACTGGAGGAGACTGATCGCAAGGTCATCATCTTCGCTTTGTTTCGTAGCACCATCGACACCATTAGCACATACCTCACTAAGAAGGGCATTGTCAATGAGTGCATTCATGGGGATGTAACGCCTAGCAAGCGTGGGCAAACGATCAATCGCTTCCAGACAGAGCCAGACCCTAGGGTTTTGGTTATGCAACCCGCGGCATCTGCGCACGGCATCACGCTGACTGCCGCTGACACTGTGGTGTTCTATGGGCCACTCATGAGCGTGGAGCAGTACATCCAGTGCTGTGCCCGTGCTGACCGCAAGGGGCAGGACTCAGATAAAGTTACTGTGATCCACATTCAGGGTAGCGCTATCGAGAGGAAGATGTTTAGTGCGTTGGCAGGGAAAGTTAGCGATAACTTACTTTTGACCGACATGTTCGAGACTGAAATTAAATCATGAAAGGGGGTTGCAAGCGATTGAAATATGTGTAAACTGTCCAACCTTAGACAATAATTAAACAGGAGAAGCAAGTGTCAGAAGACTCAGTACCGCTAGACAAACTAGCAAAAATCTACCGCAAACTGCGTAGCAAGATTGCCGACCTAACCCAAGAGTACGACACGCAAGTCGAAGTACTCAAGGCGCAACAGGACGAAATCAAGAACGCAATGAAAGACCAGATGAAGACGATGGGCGTCACATCTGTACGCACTACCGAGGGCACTGTTGTGCTGTCTGTAAAGACGCGTTACTCCACACAGGACTGGGATGAATTTAAGAAGTTCGTCATAGCCCACGAAGCCATTGAGCTCTTGGAGAAGCGCATCGCACAGACCAACATGAAGCAGTTCTTGGAAGAAAACCCCGGGGTCGTACCGCCCGGACTCAACTCAGCCTCTGAGTACGATATCTCTGTACGCAAACCAACTTAAACGGAAATCAAATGAGCAATATTGCTATGTTAAGTCCCTCAAAAGTGCCGGCATTCGCTAAGAACGCGGCTCTCTCAGCAACTACTTTGGCCTTGGCCGGTGGTGTACCAAACAGTGGCGGCATGAAGCGCGTCTCCATCAAGGGTGGCGTGTTCCGCCTGCTCGCTGGTGGCAAGGAAGTCGCCGCGATTGACGAGCGCTTCTTGGATGTGATTGTGGTCAAAGCTGCCCCCAAGGTCAGCCGTATTTTCTACGCAGGCTCCTACGACAAGGACGCGGCGGCTGCACCCCCTGACTGCACCTCTGGTGATGGTGACAAGCCTGATGCAGGCGTGAGAAACCCACAGGCTTCTAGCTGTGCCGCTTGCCCACAAAACATCGCTGGGTCAGGCAATGGCAACAGCCGTGCTTGCCGTTATCAACAGCGCTTGGCTGTGGTCTTGGCTAACAACCCTGAAGGCGATGTATTGCAGGTAACCCTGCCAGCTACGTCCATCTTCGGCAAAGAAGAAGGCGACAAGCGCCCACTGCAGGCATACGCCCGTGCTATGGCGGCTCAGACTCCCCCTGTCAACTTGGACTCAATCGTGACCCGTATGAAGTTTGACACCAAGGCTGAGTCACCCAAGCTGATCTTCGCACCTGTGCGTTGGTTGACTGATGACGAGTACGAGATTGTGCAGACACAAAGCACATCCAAAGACGCTGAGAAGGCTGTGTCTTCAACCCCTGCCGCTGTGGATGGCGTTACTGCCCCTGCACCATTGGCTATCGAAGGCAAGCGCCCTGCGGCTAAGCCTATGGGGGAGATGATGGAAGAAGACGAAGACGCCGCGATTGCGGCTGAGCGTGCCAAAGCCGCCAAGCCTAAGAAAGCCAAGGCCGTTGAGGTGGAGGCTGAAGAGGAGCCAGAAGTCCGCAAAGCCCCTGCCAAGGTGGAAGCCGCCCCAGCTAAGAAGAACAAGCTGGCCGACATCGTTGCTGATTGGGACGATGAGTAATTAAAGGTTTCGCTAGGCCGCAGTCGGCGGTCGCATTGCGTGTGCCGGGGTTTTTAAAAGTTACCTCGTTAGATACACACACACAAGCACACGACTGCGTTTCCCGTTCTGCGTGTCCTAGCGCCTTAACAAAACCACTATGGCTTACTCACAAAAAATCATTGACGAAGTAGCAAAGACTCCCAAGTCTCTGGGCAACCAGCTTGGGCGTTGGGCGATCCATCACGACTTTCCGGTCACAAGGATTGCCTATGCTCTCGGCGTCTCTCGACAAACTGTCTACAACTGGTTTACAGGCACGGAAGTGTTTGTGGCCTATCGTGACCGCGTCGAATTCTTAACTCACATAATGAAGACCTCTCACTCAGCAGACGAGGCATGGAGAAAAATATGTACGGAATACAACCTCGATCCCTCACCACGCAAGAGCTGATCCGCTTTAGCGCAGAACTCATGGAGTTGGACACAGGTATGCCCAAAGAGTGGCAACTGGAAGTGCTACGCCGTTTGACTGTGATGGCGCCCCCTGATGGAGCCACAACCAAAGACGCACGCCAACCCGAACTCTTCTGACCGCAAGGACTTTAATGACTCCGCTTGAGTTTTTAGCGGTTGTTCTGCCACCGCCAGAATTTGGTCGGTACTGTGTAGCAGAGCTAACTAGGACGAAAGAGCATGTGTTTGTTGACGCGCTCGATCAGACAACAGCGCCAATTAAAGGTTGGCACGACAGCAAGCTGGATGTTTACTTTGCCTTGGCTACATTTGGCACGGAAGACAATCGACAAGCTGTAAACGCAAGGTTCGTGAAGTCCCTGTTCATTGACATGGATGGATACGCATCGAAGAAAGATGCCGCCCTTGCGCTCAATGCGTTCTTGGAAAAGACTGGCCTCGATGCCTTGGGTACGCCCTATGTAGTCGGCTCTGGTGGTGGGTTGCACTGCTACTGGCCACTACTTACTGCCGTTCCTATCGACTCGTGGAAGCCGGTGGCTGAGAACTTCAAACGCCTGTGCAAGCAGGAGAACATGGCGATCGACATGACCGTGACGGCTGATGCCGCCCGAGTCTTGCGTGTGCCTGATACAACCAACTTCAAGAAGAAGTACGCAACGCCGCGCCCTGTGCGCATACTGACTGAAGGCGATGTGTTCAGCTTCGAGGGGCTGGCGACTCTCATCCGAGAGAAACTGACAGGCTCAGTCTATGAGCCTGTGGCTACACCATCACTGGACTTGCCCGGTCAGCGGCCAGCCAAGGCAACGCCATCGGCTACGACAGTGAAGCTGTACGAGAACAGCATCACCAAGTTCAAACCGATATGGCTTGCTACGCAAAATGGCCGTGGCTGTGGTCAGTTAGCGCACTACGTGGAGCATGCAACCGAGGACGGCATGGAGCCGATCTGGAGAGGCTTGCTGTCATGGACGAAGGTTTGTGAAGACGGCAACAAGGCGGCTGTCTGGTTAAGCCAGATGCACCCCTACGAGCCTGAGCGTATGAACCAGAAGCTGCAAAGCATCAAGGGCCCATACCCCTGCGTCAAGATGGACTCAGAGAACCCCGGAGTGTGCCAATCATGCGCGCATTGGGGCAAGATAACCAACCCCCTAATCTTGGGACGCGAGTTGTCTGTTGAGGTGGAAGAGAAAGAGATTGAGGTAAAGCTACCTAGCGACAGCACAGTTACGGCGAAAGAAGTCATCAAGGTCATGCGCCCAACACCGCCAAGGGGTTACGCCTACGGCACAAACGGTGGCGTGTTCATGGAGCGCACAGTAGAAGATGACGAAGGCGTTAAGTCCAAGAAGCAAGTGATGCTGTTGCCTTACGAGTTGTTTGTTGTGGACATCCTCAACAGCAACAACGACCACACTGTACACATGATTGCGCTTAGACCCGAAGGGGCACTGAATGTAACCATGCCGCAGAAGGCAGTGGTCAGCAAAGACGAGACAGTCAAGGCACTGGCTAGTCAAAACATCGTGGCCTCTTTTGGCCACAACAACGACAAAAACCTATTTGAATATGTGAGGGCATGCGTGGAAGAATCTAGCACCAACAAAGTACCAATCAAAGTTCCTGACAGCTATGGTTGGCAACCTGACAACTCGTATGTATTTGCGGGTCGTATTTTTACTAAGGGTAAACCCCCTGTCAAAGTCCCAATGCCGGGCTTGGAGAACATCACCAAGAACACCGAGCCGCGTGGCACTATGGAGCAGTGGCGCATCTTCATCGAGATGATGATTGCCAAGAAGATGTGGGATCACCTAGCCGTTTTGCTTGCAGGCGCTGGCGCACCTTTCATGCGCTTCACAGGCATATACGGCATGACGTACCACTGTGCCAGTACCGAGTCTGGTACGGGTAAGACGCTTGCTCTGGAGGCTGCAGCATCGGTCTGGGGACACCCAACTCACTACCGCACAGGCAAGAGCACATCTCCTGTGGCCATGCAACAACGCCTTGGACTGCTCAACAGCCACCCGCTGATTACTGACGAAATCACATCCAAGAACCGAGACGACTTTGAGTGGTTGCCTGAGTTCCTACTGGACATGACCGAGGGTCGGGGCAAGGAGCGTATGGAGTCTGGCTCCAACAAAGAGCGCTTGAATTTGTCCACATGGATGACCAACGCCCTGATGTCATCAAACACCCACATCGTAGACTATCTGACTGGGGGGCGTGCCCATTCATCTGAGGGTGAACTGCGTCGCTTGCTTGAGTTTGTGCTTGAGGACGAACTGTCTTGGGAGCCGCATGAGATCGAGATCATTAAGTCTTTGCAACACAACTACGCCGTGGCCGGTTACGCCCTGTCTCAGTACCTTGCTGACAATGTGGATCAGTTCCCTAAGATGGTGGGCGAAGCCGTTGCCGGTATGTACACTGAGTTCAAGGCGACCAACGACGAACGCTTCTGGATGGCAGGGGTTGGATGCTCTGTATGCGCCCTCAAAGCGTTTAAAGAGTTAGGTGTGGTGGACATCCCCTACCGCCCCATTCTGAACTCCTACAAGAAGGCTGTGGACTACATGCGAGCCAGTATGAAGAGCAGTGTGCGCACCGCTGTGGATGTACTGAACTCCTACACCCGTGACAACTACGGTAGTTTTGTGGTGATTAAGCCTAGCAAGGGCGGCCTCATGGCTGAACTGGGTAGCGGCAAGGATATCGACTTGACGATCACGCGCAACAAGGTGTTTGGTCGGGTGGAGCACGAGCCGATCCCCAACCACATCGACTACTTCATCGAGGAGCAACTGCTCAAGGCGTACTGCGCCACCATGAGCTTCGGGTATTCGTCATTTAAGCGCCAGCTTGAACAACTGTACAACGTAGAGTATCTTAAGAAAGATATGATGGCCAAGACCAAAGGGCCGCAGATGCGGGTCACAGTTATGAAAATCAGACGCGAGATTATTGATGCCGATGAAGTACTCCTCACTGCACCTTCCGTGGGAGAAAGTTGAGAAGGGGCAGGGGTTTTTTATACCCTGCCTCGACACCGATGCCATGAAAGAGTGGGGCTTAAAGAAAGCCTTCTCCTTGCGGATACTAGATGCCCACGCTAGCGTGGGCATCCTTGACGGCAAGCTCGGCGTTATGTTTTACCGGAAGCCTCAATTCGTTTAATAGCCGCCTCAAACTTCTCAGAGATAGCCTGCCGAGCATCGTTGATTCGGTCGATACGCTTGCGCTTTTCTTCCCCTGACAGCCCCGCCATACCTGTAACACGCTCTTCGTCTGCACGCAGTCGGCCCATCTGTGTGCGGTACTGGTTAGCTATGCCTGCTGACACAATCTCTGTGCGGTTGTCAGCCAAGAACTCTTTAGCGTCTGCTGCACGGCCTTGCTTGAGCATGCTGTCGTAAGTGTCTTTAGCTTGCTTAGACTCCTTGGCTATGCGGTACACCACATCAGCATCAGCACCGCCATACTTCTTCTGGAACGAGCTACCAATAAACGGCATGTCTGTGATGCGCTTTTCTGGGGCTTCGCCTTGCGTTTCCTTGCGGAACAAGCCATTGGCTGCAGCCGCAATAATCAGCGGTAGCTGACCAAAGTAGCCGTTAGAGATGTGCTCAATCTGTATAGGCGACAGCATTGGCAACATTTTGCTCATAGATTTGGCGACTTCGGTCGTGCTTACATTGAAGCGCTCGGCAGTAGTCTTGTCCTGCATGCGTTGAGACTCGATGTCGCTACCTGTGTAGAAGTTCTTGTTGCTGTAAACCTCAAACGCAGGCTTAATAATCTGCGGCATAAACTTGGACGAGTAGCCGGGGATCGACATCAAGAACATATCGCGCAGTGCGTCAAACTGTTGCTTGCCATCCGTCTCCGCTTTCATAGCGTCTACTGCGGCAACAGCCAACGAGAAGAACCAGCCAGCCTCATAGGGGATAGGCAGCTTAAACGGCTCTTCAACGCCCGGAATAGGTATAAAGAAGTTGCTGTACTTGTCCTTTGGCTTGGCACGTTTGAAAGCTTCGTCGTCTTCCATAGCCATGGCGTAAACCACGCCAACGCCCACCAACAACATGGCGTTGTTGAAGAACTTCTGCTTGATCTTTTGCTGTTCTTCAAACGGCATTTGACCTGTAGCGGCTTTGTACAGCACGTTCAAGCCTTGGATCTGCGCATTAAAGAACGGGATCAAACGGCTGGCGTACTGCACAGTAGGTGACAGACCACGCTTGTAGAAGTTCATCGACTCCATAGTCATCAAGTCGGCCTCGACTTCAGACAATCCGTTCTTGATTGCGTTCTGGAACACCAGCGCACGGGTAGCAGCATCGGCACGCATCGCGGCTCTGTCCATCGTAGCAAACAACTGGTTAACAGCGCCTTGTTGGTTACCCGCCAACTGCAATGCCATCTTAGCAATGTCGTCTGGGTCTCCTGTAAAGATGCCGCTTTGGACTAGGCCACGCTTGATGAGCTCTTCGCCTGCCTTGCTTGTACCGCGAGTCATACGTACAAACTCAGTGGCAGCTTTAACAACCGCTGTTAGAGGGTTGTAGTTCAGACCGCCTGTAAACGATGCGGCCATTGGGTCACGAATTAACTGACGCGCAATATAGATTGGCATGCGGGTCACACCAGAACGCAGGAGATCGCCCGCAAGCCCGCCAATCTTCAAAAACGCAGGGAGCGTCAAGTGAGCGCCTTCCAAGCTCTTCACAATCAACTCAGCAGGGATACCACCCATGATGGTGTCGTCGGTTTTAACGCGTACCCAGCGGTCGCCCGTGTCTTTAGGATCGGCAGGGTCTGGCTCTTGGTTAAAGCGGACAATGTCTGCACCCGTCGGGCCTTTCCCTTTGTGGATTGGCATGGCGTTGGTTATCTTGCCTTCCTTGTCCACGGGGCCTTTGCCCGCACCAATTGATTGGAACGCGTAGCCCACATTGCGGGCTGCAAGGTTTGTCAGCGCTTTGTCTGTAATGAGCAGTGTGTTGCGTGGGAGCGACTCAGTCAGGGGAAGGATGCGAGTCTCGCCACCTTTGAGTTCCGCCAAGTAGGGCTGGTATCTAACATCGCCGATGTTGATAGTGACTTCGTCACTAAAGACAAGATCAGCCATCCCGTTCTCACGAACGCGGTAGAACGGAACATAGTCACCGTCTTTGAGCAGCTTGGCTGCCGTCTCTTTGGGTATTGCGCCAGTTGAAGCCAAGAACTTAATCAAGCCTGCGTTGTATGCGTTGTACGTACTGCGCACAACTTCCAAAGCGTCTCTCAGTTTGGGGTTAGCGTTAACGTCAGCCATTGCAGCTTTAAGTTCTGCCTCTGTTACGCCTAGTGCCCCTAAGTCAAGTTTAGACAAACCCTTGTTGGCCGCACGTTGGGCAATCATGTACGTAGTGGCAAGATCAACACGGCCTCTGGCGTTGCCGCCCGGGATGCGCCCTATGGCGTCAAAGACATCCTTGGCGCTGTTACCACCTGTAGACCTAATGCCGTGGAAGCCCTTGTCGTCTGTGTACAACTCCATCGGCCCTTCCATCAGCGTGGAGCTAACGACAGCCATCTTCTGGTCAGCCTTGGTGACGCTGTACATAGCTTGCACAAAGTTCTTGGTGTCACCCATTTCCTTGGCGCCAGCTTTCAGTGCCTCACGCAAACCAGCACGCATATCTACCAAGTTCATCTCGGTCTCAAGCGCAATGTTTCTGCCTAGGCGTTCACTGAAAGATTTAGGCTGTGCAATGATCTGCTTAGACAGGCTAGTCAACGCGTCATCTTGCCCATACTGTGCCTTGCGTGAGAACAACAACCCCTCTGACTGACCTACAGGCTCCATATTGACGCCAATAATCTCAGGCGCGTTATTAATAAAAGCACGTTCAGTGTATCTACCACGCTCGTTGTTCTGCTCAATTGCATCAATACCGGCAGCTTTAAGTATTTCTGTAAGTCTCTTTATCCCAAGCTGTCTACGCATGTCGTAGAACAAACCATTAGCTTCGTATTCGCCATCTCTCTTAGCTCTATCCTGCAGTCTTTTGTCACCGTACTTTTTCATCAACGCGTCTAGTTTAGGGCGCTCGCCAAATGTAAACGTTGAATTAACGGAGTAGACACGCTCACGAGGCACATCATCCAGTGTGCGGTATAGGTTGCCTTTGGCTGGGCGTTCTGTAAATGCTTTGATTTTAGACAGATCAAGCGACTTTAATATCTCTAATTCTTTTTCTCGTTTGGCAAGATGTTTTTCCAAGTTGGGAATTCGAGTTGCACTGCTGGGTTTTTTTGCCTCAGAGATTACAGCCCTATCAAGCGCTGTCTGTGCGGTTTCAATTTCTCTTTCAACAAACAGTATTTTATTTTCAATGTGTTTTGCAGCGCCTTTATTCTTTGTTGGGTTAAGCGACTCCCCGTCATTTAAGGCACTGTTTACGTAAGCAGACAACAACCCAGACTCTAGTTTTGACTGCAACATTGCTGTTGTCAACTCATCGTGTAGTGTATTTGTAAACTTATTGTCAAGGCTGCGGTAGTCTTGGTACGTCTTGTTTCCATACCCGGTCTCGTTTGCGGCTTTGCCAAAAGGCACTGCTTGCCTGTAATACTCGGCGTATTCTTTTTGCGGTGTAGTGTATGGCCCTTCGCCCAAAGACTCTTCTGCCAAGAACCTTAAATCAAAAGCACCTTCTCCTGAGCCAGCGTAACCAGTATCAAACGCTTTAAACTTTGCATCTGAGCCGTGCCATGTGCCCCGAATTTCAAGTTGTGCAGCACCATACGCAAGGTTTACCAACTCCCCAGCTTTGAGGTTTTTAGGATTGATACCAAACGCAGACAGTGCTCGTTTCAAAGTATCCACAACCATGCGCAACCAGTTTGCAATAGGCGAACCTTTGGAACCGAGGGCTGCAGGTTTGACGCCTGCTTTGATTGCTTCCTCGACAGCGTATGCTAATAGCTCGTCGTCAAACTGTTCCTTGGATGTTTGTGCAGATTTAACACGAGCAAGCGCCGCTTTAGCAATCCTAGATTCTACAGAGTTGTCGTTTAGCTTTGACCAGTTTTGAACAGCTTTTACTAGGTTCTTGTACTGCCCAGCATTGAACAAGTTTTTAAAGCCAAGGTGAACACCAACTTCGTGCAACAATATTCCTAAACCGTCGCCCTTGTCTATATTGTTGGCAAACATAAACGCTTTGCCAGTTCTTGGATCAACAAAAGCTTTAGCGTCTGTTGGAATATCGCTGGCTTCTGGTGCTTTGGCTCGTTTTATGTTGTACTCGTATTGCAGATCCGAAAAGCTGTTGCTGTCTAAAAACTCTTCTACACTGTTGAATATCTCAATGCGGCCTTTGGTAAGCCCCGCCCCGCCCAACGCAGTGTCAATTTCTTTTTGCAACCCATCAACACTCAGCCCGTTTTTAGCCGCGCCGCGAGAAAACTCATAGCGAGGGTCGTACGTAGTGTCAATGTCTTCGTCCGTAACGTTTGAAAATTCCGTGCCAGACAACTGGGTAAAATCTTCAGATGAGTACGGGACAATTTGTGCTTTCAACAAGCGGTTGATGTCGTCGCCAACGCGATCCAACATAAACTGTGCAGACTTTATATCTTCCTTCAGCTTGTCTCTGCGGTCTGCCAGCGTTGGGTTGCCCGATAACACTTCGCCAATTTCTGAAAGCTCGTCTTGGCTTCTGTTTATAAACTTGGTTAGACGTACTCGGTTGTCTTCCATCGCATCAAGAATCTGATTCTGTTGCTCGTACTCTTTGGCTTTAAACTCAGCGTCCAGCGTTTTCTTGTCCTTGGCTGCAGCAATACGCTCAGCAAACGCATTGGCATCGGCTACGGCTTTCTCAGACGTGATTGGTGCAGGTGTGCGGCTTTCAACAATAGGTTGTTTAGTAATACCTATGATTGCTTTTGACTGCTCTGTGCCACCACGCAACTTGCTTGGAGCGCCTGACTGTATGCGTGTAGCTTGCGAAATCTTTTCTTGTTTAGGCGGTAGCACCTCATTGACTAAGTCAATCTGTTGGTTAATTTTTTCTTGCAGTGCACGAATTCTCTCAGCGCGGTTTGCTTTGGCCTTTGCTGTCTTAGGCTCTGGCGTTGCGCTCAAACCCGCCATTTGTTTTTCTAAGTCTTGCAATCCGCTAAAACGATAATCGTACATTGCTGCACGCTCGTTCTCAGCGTCAATCCGTTCTTGGATTTGTGCTGGCGCTTTCTTTGTACGTTCGCCTTCAACTTTCTTGCCTGTCAGTACATCTGTACGGGTAATACCTAAACGATTTGACCTGCGTGCTTGCAACACCTCACGTTCTTTGAGGAACTCATTAAAACGTTTACGGCGTTCTTTCTGAGAAGACCGCAAGTTAGCCAACCGTTCTTTCAGGTTCTTCAAAGTCTCAGGCGTTACTGTACCTTCTGCCCACGCCAACTTCTTAGCTTTAATGTCCCTGCTCAGCTTGGCAACAGCTTCTTCGCTCTTGTTGACGGCTTCTTGCTTTTTGGAAATGGTTTTCTCAAGCTTGGCAATGCGATCGTCAATTAACTTTGTAACTTCTGCGTAGACTTCTGGGTCGCTGGACGTAGCGCGTTCTGCTTCTGACAACGCTTTTTGTTTGGTAATTTTTGACTTCTCGTAGTCAACGATAGAATTTTGCAGTGTCTCGACACGCTTGTTGCCAGCTTCAATTTGTTTCTTGAAGTCTTCAATCTGGGCAAACAGTGCCTTGGCTTCTTTAAGGTTCTTGCGTGGGCCGCGGTAAGACGCCGCCTTTTCGGTTGCCTCGTCTAGCTTAATCTGTACAAGTTCAACACGAACTTGCATTTCCAACACACCCTCTTCCATTCCTTGAATGCGTGCGTCTAACTCTGCAAAGTCTTTTGTGGCAGTTTTAATTAACTCCAGCATCTCACGACGCTTGCTAAAGTCAATACGCTGACCGGACAAAGCCTGTAACCTAGCGGTGCTTGCTTGGAAATCTTCTAACTGCGCTTTATTTCTAGCCTCTATTGTTTCACGTTCAGCAGAACTCAAAGGCTCGATAGGTACGTTAGCCATCTGCGCACCAAAACCACGAGACTCTGCGGCATCTTTAATAGCTTGCTCAACGCTTCTGGCAAGTTGCGATTCAACGTAACTGGCGTTCTCAGCCTTCTCAATCTCGCTATCAAGTAAAGCTAGGTCGTTGTCTAGCGCACGTACGGCATCGGCACCCAGCTCTTTAGCGGCGCCAATTTCTTGTTTGATAGCTACAATTTCTGGATGCGTAGACAAGTCAGCATCCAAGTCAACAGCCGCCAGTTCCAGTTGCAAACCTAAATCCAAAAGCGTTTTACCGGCTTTGTTTAACTTACGCGTTTCTTCTCGTGCATCTAACTGCAAACGTAAATCGTTGTTTAAAAACGTGATAAAAGCCGATGATGGAATGTATGGATTGACTCGTTGGGTATCAATCAAAAGTTCTAACTCAGCAATTTCTTTTTGCAAACGAGCCACGGTGCGTGGTTGCGTAACTCGTGCTTTGGATAACTGTTTCTGTAAATTTTGCAGTTGTTGCCTAGACTCGTACAGCAACGGATTGCGTTGACGCTCAAGCGCAGTAATAACTTTCTGTTGCGCTGCTTCAATGCCGGGTAGTTTCTCGGCAAGACTGCCAAGTTTGTTTCGTGCTTGGCGCAACTCCTCTTTGGCTTTAAGCGTCTCTTGCGCGGCATCAACCGCACGGTCGTCCATCTCTTTGAAGTTGGCAATGTTGTTGGCAATTAGTCGGCTGGTCTCTTCTGATCGGTCAGCTAACTGGTCTACCTGCGATCTAACCCGCATGTACTCTAAACGCAAAGGCTCAAGCTCATCAGACAGACGTTTTAAAATACCTTCCATACGCACTTCAACATCCGCAACAATGTTTTTGGCGGCGCGGTCTTCAGAAATTTGTGACTTTTCCAGCGCGGCTTTGCGTACTTTTAACGCGTCAACTTGCTTACGAATATTGGCAATCTTTGCCTCATGTTCTTTGACTTGCAACTCCATACGGGCCACAGTCTCACGAGTAAGACCCATCTCTTGACGAGCGGCTTTCAAGTAGTCGCTGGCCAGATAGCGATTCAGTTCAGCAAACGATTCAAAGGTCGTACCCTTCTGCATGGGGGCGTAACGCTCGGCTGCACTGCCTTGGATGGGGCCACGGTCTTCGGGAGCCACGTACTGAACTTTGCCGTTGACTATGCGTGTAGCGGCTTGCGGAGCCACTTGCTCTGGCATAAACTCAACACCCAACTCTTGCTGAACGGCTGTTTGTGTAGGCTTAGTTGCTGTACCAAATGCTGTCTCGCGTGTAGGTGTCTCTGTTTCAGAGCGTTTGCCTTCTTCCAACGTGCGTAGGGCTGACTGCACATCACGGGTCATCTCAGGGCTTAAGTTGCCTGTGGTTGCACGATTGAGCCACTCACCAATCAGGTTGCGGCGGTCTTCGTTTGCTGAAACAGCACCATAGTTCTGGGCAATTTGATCCAGTATCGACATGGTTTGCGTGTCGTATCGCTGACGTTGCGCATACGCTCGATCCATTTGGTCAAGCAGCATGTCTTTGGATGTTGTAGTGGGGATAGCCTCTGCTGGGCCAAACGCGCTGTACTTCGTACCCGCACGCCAGCGTGTGCTGATTGCGTCAAGCTCGGGGGTAATGTCGTTGCCGTAGCGTGCTGAAGAATCTAGCAAAGCGCCCAGTTCTTTTTGAATTGCTGTTATGGTCTCAGGTTTAAGTTGGCCACGAACCAATGAAATCTCTTTAATCAAGCCGTCTATAACGTCTTGTTTAGCGTCAGTAATGCCGTCTTTAAAGTTACTGTATGCGTCGTCCCGCGCCGCTGCCGCATCGCGTATTGCGCGTTCATCCTCTGGCAACTCACCAATTTGGGACTGCAAACTTTCTGATCGGAATCCTGAATCGCTTCTGCCGCCACCTTCAAGAATTTTCTTGCGGTCTTCCAAGTCACGGATCTGCTCTAACAGCGTAGACACACGCTCGCGGTTAGACCTACGCTCAATGGCCGTAGGAGCGCCATACGAACGGGCAACATCCAATTCTTTTTTTAGTTCAGCTATCTGCGAGTCTATGTCTACGCGTGTGCCAGCCACAGGCATGTTCACCCGCTGCGGGGTTCCACCAAACAAATCGCCTTGGGACGTTGTTCCTGTCAGCGGTTGGATACGTTCTATGTCTGTGGCGTTGCGGCCTTCTTGCTGCATCTCATAGGCTTGGCGCATCTGGCGCTGGTCTTCCAGAGCCGCTGCTTCTTCTTCTTCAAGAACTTTTAGACGCGTTTTTTGTATTCTTTCTGTGACTTGCTGTCCTTGTACCGCAACTTTAGCTTTGAGTTCTTCAACAGCTTTTTTCAAATCATTTATGACCGCTTTGCTGTCCTTCTTAGACATGCCGGGCAATACAAGTTTGACGTTTGGATCTTCGCTCAATCTAATAAGCGTCATTGCCATTTGAGGGTCGCTGGCTAAGTAGTCAATGTTGTCTTCGGCAGATGGAAATCCATACGTGTCTCTGTCAGCCATTGCAAACATGCGCGTTGCATACTCTAAAGGTTTGGCTTTCTCGTCTATTGGCTCGTTTGTGGGGATGCCCGTCATATCCACTTCTGGTAGCGTGCCGGGTTTGCTGTACTTGTACGTAGGTGTGTCGCCTAACTGAGACAACATGTACTCTTCGGGAGACATGCCTGCAAGACGCGCTCTCTCCGCCTCTTGCTCACGAATTGGTTTAGTACGGCGGTACTCAGGGTAAAGCTCTTTTAACTGGTCTTGTAAAGCTTTAAGAGAGTCTTGTGCTTCTTTGTATTCGGCTTTTTCAATAAGCGAGGGGTTAGCACCGGGTTTTTTGATTGCTGCCCTTTGTGTATTGAACTGCGCTAACAGATCGTCATACTGTTTGCCAATGTCAATTGCGTACTTTGGTGTCTGTTTTTCTGCCTCTAGCTCTTGTGCTTTAGCTTCTTCTTCGGCTTTCTGTTGGACAGCAGTCAGTTGCTCTTGTTGTAAACGAGCCGCACGTTTTTGCTGATCGGCTTCTCTTTCTTTCTCTGCAACCTCGGTTCTTGCACCAGAGCGCTCAGACAAACGGCCAACACCACCCAAAGGTGCAAGCAAACCTACTTGGTACGCTGTTTCGCCATACTCTTTCATGGCACTGGCGTCTGTCAAAGACAGGCCAGCTTGGTAACGCTCCAGCATCTGCTGGGCAATCTCTGTTGGAATCTCTGCCAAAGCACCAGTGGCCAGACCTTTGGACAACGTAACGGCTAGGCGTTCTTCAGCTAGCTTGGCGACCTGTGCCGCGCTACGTCCGAGCAATGCCTCGGCTGGGATACCTGTCAGCTTGCTAACGATCCTGCCGCCAAGGGGGATAAACGTACCGGCTACGTCCAGTGCAGCCGAGGGAATGGCTGTGCCCACAGCCTTACGCATATCAATATTGGTAGGCTCTCCGGCACGTTCTTGTTCAGCAGCTTGGCGCTCTACGTTCTGACCCAAGGCTTGTGCAGTACCGGAGGTGAGTGCGCCCAACGCACCACCGACTAACCTACCCTTTGCGCCAAACGCACTGCCCAACGTAGAACCCAAACGACCACTAGCGGCAAGGGCTGCAATGTTTGCGCCCTGCTCTGCAATGGCTCCGGGTACTTGGCTGACGGCTTCGCCTGCGGCAGACAGGAGTCCGCGTTCTTCGTATGCTTTTTTGACTTTCTCTAAGTCTGCGCCCTCTTCGTAGCGGGAACCAATGTCTCGGCTACGGGCTAGACCGGCTTTAGCCGCCTCGTCTTTGTCACCCAACAGCGATGCGCCAGCAGTGCGGCCAGAGGAGATTAAAGACTCAAGACCCTTGCTCGCTTGGGCAAGTACGCCTTTTTTGCGGGCAGGTTTCTCGGCTTCAAAAGCGTCTGGGTATCTTTCTTTAGCCAATGACATGGCCTCGTCATACCCCATGCTGTTGGGAACTTTAAAGGAAGTGCCGTCTGGAAGGGGCAGGTATTTAGCCATAAAAATTAAATTGTAGACCGCACATTTGTAGCGCTCTGGCGGGTCAAACCAGAGTGCCGTTTAGCTATTGTCGCGCAAATTCATGCGCTGTCAACACTCTAAATATCGTCGTCTTCGTTACGCGCTTTGCCCGTAGGCGCAGACTCAAAACCAATACCCATAGCGTACGAACTCAAGAACGGATTGTTTAGCATAGCGGAGCGCATTCTTGCTTGCATGATCTGGTCTTTTGCGGCTTGCGTAGTTGCGGTTTGGTAGTCCACATCTTTATCCAAACTTGCCATAACTTGCTTCTGTACTTTGCCGTACTCAGCCATTTTCTTGTCATCACCTTGAAAACGTTTTTCCAACATTTTGTTACGCGCAATACCGGGCGCTGCTGCAATACGAGACTGTTCAAGGCTAACTCCTGCACCAAACATTGTCTTGGCTTCATCACGATTAATGTCAAAACGTTTAGAGGCATACCCAATCAAGCTGTCAAGCCCTGCATTTGTAGCGTCATCAACGCCTTTCTTAGCGGCGCGTAACTCTTTGGAGTCCATGCTCTTTTGGTTAAAACGCACATCTTCTAAACGCCCATATGCGTCGTCTAGCTTGTCTCTGGCATCGGTAATCTTCTCCATGCTTTTGCGATAAGCGGCAGTGCCAACCATAGCGCCTTGACCAATATTGGCAAAAGCATTCGCAGAAGTGCCAGACATCATAGCTAAACCAGCTTCAAGCAAAGCCAGCCCGCTAGACTGACCTTCTTCTTTGCCAATACGTTCTTCTCTGGTTTTGAGCTTAGCTTCGCGGGCTGTACCGTACTCACCTCGAGCAGCTAGATCTGTTTGCAGTTGGTTGTAGTCACGCTGTGCCGCAGAGGTTCTGCTCTCAGCCAACTCTTTATACTGGCGCTCAATCTCATTAAGCTGTGTGTCGCGAACATTTTGTGGCCCAGCAAACAGTGCGTACATGTCTTTGATACTCTGGGCATTAGTGCCACCGCCCCCTGCACCACCACCTTGACCTCCTGCGCCACCAGCGCCAGTATCGGCAGGTTCTTTGGCTTCGATGGGCTTCGACATTGTGTTTGGGTTGACCTTCAGACCTAAGCGCTTCGCTTCGGAATTATCCTGATCGTTGGGGCTATATGTTGGAATAAACTTGGCCGCGGCTTTTTTGGTCTGCTCTGGCGTAGCTTGTGGGTTAGCTTTAAGCCAGTCTTCGTACTCTTTGCTGGTCAGCATCCCTTCGCTATCCAAATACGCTGTAAGAGCACCACCACCAAGCATACCGCCAGCAGTACCGAAAGGGCCTAAGAAAGAACCCAAACCAGTTGTAAGCATTGGAATGCCCGCTTTAGCTGCTGTACCAAACGCTTGTTTTGCTTTACCAAAAGAAGACACGTTAGGGTCGTCGTAAAAAGCGCGTTGCTGATACGCTTCATACCCAGCAGGGAGCGCGCCTAACACGCCCGCTGTTTTCACGGCTCCACCTATTGGCAGTTTGCTATCCTTTGTAGTGCCTATATTAGATAACGTATCGCCAATTTTTCTAAGTGTGGGGCCGTATTTTTGACCTGCTTCAAACGCTTTACTTGGTGCGGCTGACGGTGCTGCCGCAGGTTTTGCCGCAGTAGCTGTTTTATCTAAACGTTCTTGCACTAGTTGATCTACAACCTTTCTAGTTTTTTCGTTGCTTAAATATTCTTGAGGCGTTTCTTTAAGTTCTTTTAATACAGCGCGAAGAACTTCTGTGCGACCGCCACCACCTGATGCAAATCCAATTGCACCGCCACCAGACATACGAACCACGGGCTCGCTCTGCTGGGCAAAGTTAAACATGCCGCCCATACCGCCTGTGGCCATACCTTCTTCATCGTCTTCGTAGCCTGCGATACCGCCATCAGCCATACCCTGCATATTAGGCGTGGGAATCTGCGCTATACCTTGGTTTTCAGGAGGCTGCTGTTGAGCCATGCCTGCGATAGCGGCATCCGCTACTTTGGGTTGCGGCATAGCACCGGCCTGTCCTTGGCCTGCCATGCGTAATTGTTTACGTTGGTTACTTTCTGAAATAGCAAGGGAGAGGATATACGGGTCGCCCTTGTGCATCATGGCGTACTGTTGCAACGCCCGATCGGGCATACTGCGCAGGGTAGAGGTAATTTGGTTTACGTTAATCATGTTCTTTAGCCCATGTTATAGATGGCTAAATCAGCCAGACCAGCAGGGCGTTCATCAACAGAGCCGCCTCCGGCAAACATGCCTAGTTTACTTGCCCCGATTGCAGCCGTACCTAAACCTGCTGCTTGGGAAATCATTGATGGGGGTTGTTGGTACATAGTCTGAGACTGTTGAGTCAAAGGTAAACCACGGATCATGTCAGACATGAAGCCCATCTGCTTGTACGGGTAGTTTTGATAGTTTAAAAAGTCTTGGTACTCAGTGTTTAATGCGTTCTGCATCTGGCCTTGCTGCTGTGCACCAAAACGGTTTTGAACATCTAAGAGACCAAGGTTCTGACCATACTGTGTCTGACCAATGTCCGCCAAAGACTTAGCGCCTGTCATAGCTGTCTGTAGACCTTGAAGTCCAAGACCTGCACCAAACTGTTGCTGTTGTGCGTTGAGTTGCTGTCCTGCTAAGTTTTGAGCCTGCGATTGGTTGAACTGCCCCATACCCTGTGTATAGGCGTCCTGCAAACCTTTAGCTTGGATGTCGCCCATTTGACGGGCTAAATTACCTGCGGCCTGACCGCGCATAAGTTGGAAACCACTACCACCAAAAGCACCGGCACGGGCGGCTTGTGCATCCTGTGTTTGTCTTGCAATTTCAGATTGACGACGGGCATCTGCCTGCTGTCGCTGCACTACATTTTCCATGTAGGGGGACATGTATGCTCGAACGTTGTTCCCTGTAAACTGTTGTGCTTCGTATGGATTAAACGTGTACTGCGTATTGAGTGCGCCAAGACCTGCCATGCCCGCCATAGCAGTGGCATCACCCAACTGAGGGGCGGTCTGCATCAGCCCTGCGTTTTCAAACGACTGTTGTTGCAAAGGCGTAAACTGCGCTTGACGATCCCGCATGTACTGCATGTACGGGGTTGCATCTATATCAGTTTGTAATTGCGCGTCGCCTAGCAATTTTTCTGCAAAAGGGGCAATGACAGGCGCAAAGCCTGTTTGGTATTCTTGTACTGAGGTTGGTGTTGGTGCGGCCATGATCTATTCCTTACGCGGGAAGATATTTATCAGCGCGGGTATTAGCCGCTACTTTGTTTTTGCCTGTGGTTTTACCGCGTGCACGTTGTACACGATCCATCATGGCATAAAGCTTTTTAGCGCCTGCCTCTGTAGAGCCGTTACCCAACTCAGACACGATACGTGCAGGGATCACAAACTCACCATCGGCAAGGCGTGCGGGTTGGTTCTTAGCGCCAATCGTTGCAGGGATGCTGTCAGACACACCATCTCCGGGGCCTTTGAGCAAACGACCGCCATCAGAGTAAGAACCCAACGAACCCAAACCGCCACCCATAGCGTAGCCCATCATGCCGCCACCAGCGGCAAGTTCTTTACCAGTAACGTCGTAACGCTTACCGTTACCCGCCAAATAAGTGCCGTCTTCTTGCAACACAGCAGTATATGTTTGCGTGTCGTAGCCGGAAGAATCAACAACGTCAATGGTCTTAGCCTTGGTTAAATCGGTGGCTTTTGCGTCTGCGGGAGTGCCTCTTGTTGCGCTCGATGTTATTTCTCCATCCTTGCCGTAAGACAAGAACTTAGGTTTGTATCGATTGGACTCTGTAAAGTAAGGCTGCATCAACGGCCTGCTTCTTGCCGCGTTAGCTTGCGCTAAGTTTTTACCTTTGCCCATAAGGAATCTGTACGCATCCAATGAATCATCCGTCAGCGTGTTAAAAGCAGCTTCGGGATCTTTTGGTATTGGGGCGGTGTAGCCCAAACTGCCACCGCCTTTTGTAAAGGCACCTCGAACTTCGCCCATGCCCGAAAAACCACCATCTGGGCGATATGGAATATTTGGGTGTACAGTAACTGTGTCGTCTAGATTGGTTGTAATGTCGCCGGGGTTTGTTGCATTGCCGTAAAAGCCGCCGGGGATCACGCCCGTGTTTATGCCTGTGCCTGTGCCTGTACCGCCTGTGCCTGTAATAACGTCTTTGCCTGTGCCGCCTGTGACTGTGCCTGTGCCTGTGCCTTTATTAATTACTATTTTCTCAGCAGCTTTAACTGCGTCGTACCGGCGCTGAACTTCATTGCGAGACAATCCAAAAGCTTGAGCGGCATCATTGATGGAGTACTTGTTGTCATCCATAAACTTGACCCAGTCTTTGTCAGTGACATTACCTTTTAGCTGACTGGATAGCGCATAAGCGCCTTTGTCGAGGTTGTACCCGCGAGTAATGTCTTCTTTTGACCAACCCGCATATTTGGGGTTGTTTGCTATAAGCGCAGCGTACGCTTCGTTGGGGTCAATCCCCTGCGCCACCATTTGGTTATAAATACCAAGCGTGCCTGAACCACCAGTAGTATCTGTTGACCCTACGAACGGATTAGCTAAACTTGCAATATACGCATTGACTGCGGCAGGGTTAGCGTTTGTAGCTTGAGTTGCTGCGGCAATATCTGCGTTTGGGTTTGTTGTTAAATACTGCCCAATCTGATCGTTAGTGTAGTTTGTGTATGTAGGCGAAGCCTGATAGGTGCCGTAGGCTTGTCCAATTTTGTCTTGCCCAATACCAAGGTTTGTAAGGTAGTTTATAGCGGCTTGTTGATTGGCTGCGGTATCGCCACCGCTAGCAGTAGTGAACTGTTTATAGGCCGATGCAATATCGTCGGCTGAACTGTCTTTTGTCAATGTTGTGTAATCACCCCCTGCGGCCAAAGCCACAATACCTCCACCAGCCATAGGCGTAGGTTGACGCTGATCTAACGTAGCCATCTGCCCTGTTTGTGGGTTTGTGTATGCGTCAGAGAAGTTGCGGTTACCAAACTCGCTAGCTTTAATTGGTGTCAAAGACTTATAAGTCTGGGTAAAGGGGTCGTATAACTTCTGACGAATGTATGCTGGGTTAGTGTTCTCCGGCATCTTGGTTGTTGTAGGAACCATAGCGCCTGCCATGATAGGTGCGGCGGCCATGCCAATATTAGTAAGGTTGTTTTTAGCAAACGCCCCCATAGCGCTAGGGTCTGCTGTAGCGGCAGTAAAACCGGCAGAAAGTCTATCCGTAACAGGCGCAGCAAACGCTTGTTTTTTTGCTTCAAGTGCAATTTTAGAAGCCTCTTCGCCAAACGCTGGATTAACTGCGCCGCCTTCCAACGTAGGAAAAATACCTCGTTCAGCTAAAGAAGCCGTGTAATCTCCAACCCCAGCGGTAGTCATTGCGTTAGCGCCCGCGTTTGCAAAACCTTCAGCCAAACCTGCCCCACCATACGCACCCAATCCGGCCATGAGGCCGCGAGACAAACTGCCGGTAGCCAAGGTAGTCAACCCGCCAGTAACTAAACCAGCCGTGCCAGCACTTAAACCCAAACCGGCAATACCAAAAGCTCCGGGGCCAAGGAACGCGCCAAGGGCGATAGGAGCAACCATCTTGAACAAGTCCGACAGCATGCCAGCTTCGGGTAAACCCGTAGTAGGATTGATGGTCAACGAACGACCATTTGCTTGGGCAAATTGCTGTAGGCGCTGGACTTCGTCCGGCGTCATGTGTACAAGTAAAGAGTCTTCACCGCGGCCTTGCGATGCTACTTGTTCGGCAAACTTATGCAGGCTCATTTTTGCCTCTCAAAATGGGGGTTG